TCTATGAAGTTGTACCAGCCGTCGTAAGCCTGCAGAAACCAGATAGCCGTAGGGTCGCCGAATCCCAGGTCCCACACGGTATCAACCGGGCGGGTGCGATCATACGGCACATCGCCGATCCTGCCGGAGGCGGCCGCCGCTTTCATTTCGGGGCCGAAGATCGCGCCTTCGACTTCGCTGTCCGGTTCACCGCCATAGATGTGCGCGAACTTGGCGGGTTCGGTATCGCGCATGTGCGCGATGCGGGTCTTAGAGATTTCGGACAGCCACTTGTTATCGAGGTAGCTGGTCTTGACGCTTACCGCGCCGGGCGGCGGGTTCAGCACGCAGTGCTTGTAGGTGGGATCGGTGGCCAGTTTCGGATTGAAGCAGCACCACACCTCGCTGCCGATCACGCCCAGTTCCGGGTGCATGCTCTGCTTGCGGATGGTGGGGATCACCGTGTCCCAGGACTTCTGAGACACGTTATCGGCTTCCTCGATCCAGATGCCGTCAAGCCCTTCCATGGACTTGATTTCCGAAACGTTGTGATGAAGTCCGGCGAATACGAACTGGCTGTAACCGGGCGTCAGCGGCTCGCCCTTGCCGTCCATCGTGGAGCCATACATGCCGGTTGTGTGCAGCTTCGTGCCGGTGATCTGCGCCTTCTCGATGACGTAGAAGCTTTGTAAGCCGAGGCTTTCAATCTGCTCTTCGAGGAGGTGGTGAACCGACTCCGCAAGAGACTTCATGGTCTCGCGGGCGCAGAGCCAGCGCAGCTTGTGTTGCGCGCCCATGATGAGCAGCGCGCGCGCCATGCCCCACGACTTCATCCCGTCGCGTCCGCCGTAGAGGTACTTGTCTGAGTGCGACTCGAACAGGAACGCGAACTTTTCGGGGAACTCGGCTCTCACGCTTCAGGCGCCGTCGCCTTGATGAATACCACTTCCAGCCGTGTGTCGATGGCCGCGCCGTCCTTGCCGGTGACTTCCAGTTTCTTGCCGAACTCTTCGGGGAACGCGCCACGTAGCAGCATCTGGTGCAGGCCGCTATCGCGCCGCTTCACGTGGCCGCACAGAACACCCTGGTAGAACACAGGCTCCGTCCATCCCACGGTCGAGAATTCGATTGCCTTGTCTTTGAGAAACTGCCGCGCCACGAGGTGCGCGCGCTTGAATGCCTCGGCGTAGGCGGGGTACTCCTCAATCCATCGATAGTGGTTGCGCACGCCGATCTGGGCCGCGCGGGCCGAGGCCGTCAGGTTGGCGCTCTTGCGGTATGCGGCCAGGAAGGCGCGTGCTTTGGCGACAGTCGAGAGGAGCGGCTTCCGTTTCATTCAGTCTTCGAACGAGCCCCACCAGCGCCAGAACGCCAGCGTGGCCGTGTCGTTGATCGACGCGAGTAGGCGGGCCTCTTCGGTGGTTGAAATTGCCTGAGGCTGCTCTTTTTCAACTGGTTTAGGCATCGCATACCGAACTGCGGAGCGCGCGGTTTTCGAGCACTGACACCCGCTCTTCGATGTGTGACGTGCGGTCGCTCAGGGTGAGATGCAATTGCAGGATCTGGGCGCGCATCTCAGTACGGATCAGCAGCCACAGTACGGCCCCGGCCGGAAGCACCACGGCGGCAACGGCGGACACGATTGAGGGGAGGGGTAGCATGGAAAAACGGGTGCTGGGTACTGGGTGCTGGATGCTGGATGCTATGCGGCTGCCGCGAGTGCGGCCGGTGCCAGGCAATGCGGGCTGAACCAGATGCGCTCGCGCTTGGCGTTCTCCATGCCGATGCCGGGGCCAGTGTGGCGTAGCATTGCGTACCCGCCGTGAGCCTTCCATGGCACGCAGGCCCAATCGTCGGGCATCTGGTGTTCGCCTTCATAGCCGCAGAGAGCAATGCGTAGCTTGGGGTTGTCGCCGTTGGCGATGGCCCATTCTCTGACTTCGTGCGCTACGGTCAGGCTGTCCATGGCGTATATGTTGGCGGTGCGCTTGGCGGTGTCCGCATAGGGCGGGTCCAGGAACACGCCAGTGAGGCCGTTATTGAACGTAACGCACGGGGTGGTTACGCGCTTCCAATCGCCACAACAGACGCCCACGCGGCGCAGCCGCGCGGCCAGCTCGTTGAAGTATCCGACTAGGTTGGCGCAGCGTTGAGCGTGTACGCCCCTGGGTTTACTGCCGATACTGCGGTCGTCTGCGATGGACGCCCATGCCTGCACCGCTGAGGCACGGCACCTGGTGGCTCGGTCGCTCGTCGCGACACCACCCTCCTCCGATCCATGCGGAGATGCCCCACACCCACCAGCCTGCAATCTTGGCGTCGAAGTAATCCGGGTCGGCCTTCATGCGCTCGCGGAACTCTTCTTGCTGCGTGAGCCACAAGTGCCGCGCCTGCATGTCGGCTTCATTGACCGGCCAATCCGCGGCCAGCGCTACGGCTTCGGGATCGTGTTGCAACGCCCGCCAGAAGTTGGCCAGCATGCAATCAAGGTCGTTGACGGTCTCGGTGTGCGGCTCATCCGGCCGGCTCAGCAGAACAGCACCCGAGCCGAAGAACGGCTCGACGTAGTTCTTGACCTCGCCAAAGCGCTCCCAAACGAAATGGGCCGCGCGGCTCTTGCCGCCGAAATACGGGAAGGGGGCTTTTATCACGCCTTCAGCAACTCGGGGATGCTGAGCTGCCAGAACCGCGCTTCCATCGACATCTCATTACAGCGCGCCTTGAAGCGGTCGCGGAACGTGGACAGGTTCGATTCGAGCTGCGCAATCTGCGCGGCCTGCATGGCCTGGTGGGCTTGGAGTGCATCGGCGACAAGCACGGCGCGCTGTGCCAGGCCCGACGCCTCGGCCAGCTCATTGCTCAGGCTTTCGTTCTCTATGCCTGCATCAGTGAGCGCGTTTTCGTAACGCGCACAATGCGCGCGTAACTGGGAAATCGCGGTGTCGCATTCGCGCAACCGCTGGTACAGCTCTGCTTTGGTCAATTGTTCCTTTTTAGCTTTTGAGGGCCAACGCGAACGCGGTGACCACGTACGAGTAAAGCGGCGTGTCCGCCGAGATCCCGCAGCCAGTGGCCACGCCTTGCAGGTACGCTTCGCTGTTGTTTTCGCTGGGCGGCGCCCAGGACATGATGACTTGGCGCAGTGTCCAGCCCTTGGCGATGTCTGCGTACAACTGGCGGTAGCCGGCGACAATGCCTTGCCATGCGGTCGGAAACTTGGCGAAGACGTGACTGCCGACTTTGATCGGCGTGGCGCCCATCTGGCCCGCGAATTCCAGGTCACCGGGGTTATCCAGGCGGCGCGGCACCACGGTCGGGTCCGGGGCTATCCCAGCCTTCTTGCTTGGCAATGTAGGCGAAAATGCTGTCGATCGCACTCACGTGAGTTGCACGGAGGCCGTGCTATCGAGCGTTTCTACTGTGATCACGGGCATCACATCCCCGCTGCGCTCAACCAGAGAGCCGACGAGCTTGCCTATCTCGCGGTTCAGGGACACGCCCAGCTTCGGGTAAGCTCCGTCAATGTGGACTTGAATGGTCATAGTAGCGTTTGGTTTCGCCGGCTTGTTTTGAGGCATCCAGCACCTCCCGGTGCAGGTTGGCCCAGGCGTGGCGGTCTGAATGCAGCCGGGACAGCCTTCCATTACGCCAGGGACAGCGGAGGGCCATGCGCGCTGCGCATTGATAGCCAACCGCTCCCCTCGGGCACTGTTAAGCGCGATTACGGCTGGCGTGAAGCATTCGCTCGCCAGTTCAGCAAGGGTTTTAGCCACAGACGGTCAGTCCTTCGGAATCGTCTTGCCGCGCAACTTCAGCGCGGCGGCCTTCGCCACGTAGGTGATGGCTGCGAAGCCCACGCGGAAGAAAGTGCCGACACCAGGGCGGAACGGCGCTTTGGGATACGCGGTGTTGTGCTCGTGGAGCGGGTTATCGGAAGGCGAGGGCATTGACGCTATTTCTCTTCTGGATGGAGGCCAATTTGGTGCGGTCCCGCGCGGTGAGCGTGACGGGCGCGGTGATACGCGCTTGCAGTGCGGCGGTGGTGCGCGCGGCGGCCGTGGCGGGCTGGAACGGAGCCAGAAACGCCTGGATGGCGTCACTCACGACGGAAACCCATACCTGGATCGCCGGGTCGGGGATCTGGAGAGATTGCGCGCAAACGTCGATCTTGGAGGCCTTCTGCACTGCGGTATCGTTGGTGCCGACTTCGGCGATGATGCAGGATGTGAATGCCGTGGCGGACGCGCCGTAGGTCACCACGTCGGCTTTGAGTGCCGGCGGGATGCCAGGCAGCGATTGGACCAGCGTTTCCGTTGCGGTGACTACCGTGTCGATGGCAGTGACCGCTTCCGAGGTGGTGCATGCGGTCATCAAAAAAGCGCCGATCAGCAGGACGGGCGCGTAAAAGAGACGAGAGAGTGTCATGCGTCCCATTATGCGGCTTGCGCCTCGGGGCTGCGGGCGGGCGCGAACATCAAGGCCAGGTGCGTGCGGTTCTGCGCGCCGGTCTTCATGTAGATCGCGGACAGGTATTGCTTGACCGTGCCGGGCGTGATGCCCAGCTCGTGAGCAATCTCTTTGCTGCCCTTGGCTTGCGCCACGAGCGCAATTACCTGCTTCTCGCGGGCGGTCAGTGGGCGCGGGCGCATCTGTTCCGCGATTTGCTCGGGGGTATAAACGTGGTGAAACCTTGAGGCATTTATTTGACTAACCTAAAACGCTAACCCCGAGCCAGGCCAAGCCGGCGCGAGCGGGTGGCTCTACGCGACAGTGGCGGGCCAGGCTCGCAGGGTGGGGTTAGCTCTCCCGAAGGAGTGGCGGGAGCCTGGACTACAAAATCCTATGCGGCGATGCCGATGGCGGATCCGCTCTTCTGGCGCTCCCACCATCCCGGCCAGGGGCCGAAGGCGGAAGATTGATGCCTGAACACGGGCCGAATCGGGATCACCTGCGCGATTTCGCGCATTTTGGTGACGTGGCCTTTGCTCGATAGCCATTTCCAATCGCCACGGATGGCCAGCGCGGAGGCCTGCGCGGCGGGAATCCTCACGTCGCGGCCGTGCGTGATAACGCGCACGAGGGCCGCCGTGGAGGCGAGCAGCTTAATCAAATCCGATCTGGAGTCTTCACACATACGCAGCAATCCTTTGGGACGCCGAGGTAACGTCAAACCAGCCGCCATCCGGCGGCGCGAAGCTATGCAGCGAGGGGCTGCGCTTTGGGAACCGGCCGCAAATGCCGCGGGCCGGTACGAGACTGCATGGTGTAAAGGTTGCCGGGGTCCTTCGGGTCGGGAAGGTGCTTCAGGGCGAGGGAGACGCGCCGCATGAAGGTAGGCACGCCGAAGAGCTTGCGCAGCTTGGACATGCCGACGAGGGTGATGACGCGCTGCTGGTCGCACGGCGTGACCACTACACTGTATTGGCGGCCTGGGACGGTACGGGACTGCTCGGGCGGGAGATCGGGACACGCTGCCAGGATCATGGCGCGCAGCTCCGCATGCCGTTGGATCTTCGGCTTGAAGGACTGGATCTCGAAATCCAGCATTGCGAACTCATCGACTAAGAATGTATCCATAAGCGCAAAGTCGAATATCGAAGCCGGGCTGAAGGTGCTTGCCTTCCGACGTCGAATCGGAGGGGAGTAACCCGACGTCGGGCGTTACGCGCGTCTACCGCGACGAAGGCCCAGCTTCAGGACTCTATCGTCCCAAACTCAGAGCCAAAGGGGAAGTCCCCTAAAGGTCATCGCCTGAATTGGTGACAAAACTACAGGCCAAATTATCTGAAGCCCCGCAGCCAGCCATACTTGATGCTGTGAAGCAAATCTACAGGCGCACCGGCAACACCACGAAAAACGGCATCACCACGGTGCGCTATGTACACCTGGTAATCCTTTCCGACCAGGAGCGGGCCATCGTGTGGATGCTGGTGCTGGGCGTGTCACGCAAGGACATCGCCGCCACGCTCAAGATCGGCGCGGAGACGTTGAAGACGCACATCGCCCGCGTGATGGGGCCGTTGCACCTGTACGGCATGACCCAGCTCACGCGCTGGGCACTGACTCACCAGGGATCGATGGCGGGCGAGGCTGTGTCGCCGGATCTGCATCCGGCCGGGTGCGAATGCAAGGGCGGGTTTTGCCTGGGCATGCGGCTGGCGCGGAAGATCGGGACGCCTACGGTGGTGTTGCCGCTGCCGGGCGGCCCGCTGTTCGTGGTGGAACCTAAAGTGGGCGTGACATGCAAGGTGCCGCGGAGCAAAAAATCAGGCGCGGCGTTGCTGGCGAGTTAGAATCGATTGCGGGGAGTGCGTTACGAGGGGGGGCCACACGTCACCACGGCCCCCGAGGGTAGTCCAAAAACAGCACAACTGTGCTCATCATAGCGCGTTTGGCGGGCGTTTGGCGGGCTTTTCGCGGGGCCGGGGTTGTGCTCATCGTTAGTGCACACGATGGGCAGTCATCCGCACAGGCAGGCCTTTTCCGGTACGTCCCATAGTACTTTTCCTACTTGCGCGCGCGGCCGGCGCGGCGCTACGCTAGCCACCAGAGTTTGCAGCGCCTGGCACTGCCGATCTTCCTCAGAATCGGGCGCTAACCTTGTTCGGCGCTGCAAACGCTCGTAGCGGAGCGAACTCTTGAAATCCATTACAAATTATCGAGGTGTCCAATGAAACGCTGGTGGTGTCGTCTCATGCACAACGCGCTGATGCAGCCCGTCCACGGCCGCGCAATCTGCCGCGTCTGCCTGCAGGTCTGGAGGGTGTTATGACCTACGACCACGGAATGCTCACGGAGTTGGAGCGCATGGCCGATAAACTTGAGCGGAAAGGCAATAAACCCGTTGTCGTCGCCGCCTTGCGTGAGTTTTGCGCCATGAAGAGAGCTGCGGGCGTGCGCGCCGTGATGGCACCGGGCATGGCTCCCCCGCATTTCGCAATCCACCTGCCACGCTACTTAGTAGAGCGCCCCCGGTTTCCGGGCACCTGGCGAAAGCGAGGCTGCGTATGATCACCGAAGACCGGCCAGCCAAGGGCACGCTGCGCCTGCGCTGGGCCAACGGCGATGCCGGCCGAGTCAATCTGCCGTCCGTGGCTGGCGTGCCGCTGGGCCAGCATGCCTACGTCTGGATAGACCCCGGCAAGATGGCATTACTACTCACCCGAGTCAAAGGCGGGTGGAGCACGCGCCATTGGGGCACGCAGATGGTGACGGTACTCGGGCCGTCTGCGGGAGGTGCGTCGTGAGGCCGGATCAACTGCAAATACTACAGCACGCGCTCGGCGTTGATCAGTATGGCCGGGGCGAGATGTACCGCAACCATTTCTGCGCCGGAGGTAAGGATGAGCAGGTATGCCGCGAACTGGTCGCTATGGGCTATATGACAACCTTTGAGCGCTCGCACCTGCCCTACTACAATTGCCAGGTCACTGAAGCCGGCCGGCGGGCGATGCTAGCCGAAAGCCCCAAGCCGCCGAGGTTGACGCGCAGCCAATTGCGATATCGGGAGTATTTGAAAGCCGATACTGGCCTGTCGTTCCGCGAATGGTTGGCGGGAGGTTCATCGTGAGGCGCTCCAGCGCCGAGATCCGGCGCGCCATCGACAGAGCCAGAGAGGCCGCGGATGCGTGCCAAGCGGGCGACGATCTGGCCGAGCGCGCCGTGCACCTCTATGCCGTAGATCTGCTACGCTGGGCGGCCGGTGAGCCAGGTACGCGGTTTGGCAAGTGGCTCAATCAGCCGAATTCAAAAGTTGTGGGAATCGGAGAAGGAGCAAAAAGATGAGTGACGGTAGGATTAATCCGATAGGCGGCGTCCAGTGAGTAACCCAAAACGTAAACCGGAGGCAACCGAAAAGAAAGCGGACGGGCCGCTTGTGCGGCTCATGAAAGAAATGGGATCGAAAACCGGCGAGTTTGCGCCGGAACCGAGGGACCAATACGTGTGGCAGAAAAATAAAGGGGAAACAGCTTTAGATCGCCTGATTGGCTACGTGAAATTGCATAGCGTCGGGCGACACCCACCTTGCGCCTTCATGGTGCATGAGAACGGGAACCCGTATAGCAGCCGGCAAATCGCGGTTGGACTGGGTTGGACCCATGGGCACACCCAAAATACGATTACCGCCGGGAAGCGAGCAGGCCTGCTGCGCCAACTCGGGCGCCGCGGTGCTATCGGCCTGTCCGGCCAGGTTCCGGGTGCCAGCGAAGAAAGGCGAAATAACGGGGACGAAGCCGACAAAGCGAAATCACCTGTACAGGTGATTTCGCTTTTTCTCAACCATGGCTTACTCGCTCATATAAAAGGACTTAGCCACGAATTGCAGAAAGAGGCTTTTTTGTATGCCAAGGCCTTCGACACATGGGCTGCCGGGGTTCAAGCTCGCAAAGCCGCGGAGGGTCGGCAGATCGTTCACGAGGCCCAGTATAACGTGTTTCCGCTGTTCGGGTACAAGCCGCCGCCAGCCAAGCCCAAAAAAACAGCGCCGAAGCTCAGCTTCGAGGAGGAGTTGGCGCAGGTAATAGCCCCTCCGGTACCAGTCGCGTTCAGGGCACCAAGCCGACAAAACGAAATCACCTGTACAGGTGACGATTCCTCACCTATACAGGTGACTGTATCATTATTGACTTCAGAAACTACCAGAGAAGAACTTACTAAGGGCACGCCTTCCGCGTCGGCGGAGGCTGAGGGGGTCCAGCCTGTGTGCATTCCAGGACTGGTAGAAACGCCGGACGCTTTGGATTCTATTTCAAAAAGAGAAATCAGGACGGGCCAAACCGGTCCACACGTCTCTTTTGAGAATAAAGCTCAAGAACGCGCCGACACGGAGGCGATTGAGCGGGTTAGTTCTTTTGATTTAAATAGGGGGGAAACTCAGTTCCCAGAGCGGTCCGCACGCCCCCCCCAGAATAAAGCAGTAAAACGCACCACAGAAGCCACGATTGTACGAGATAGTGCCGCATCGGAGAAAACGCAATGCCAAACGAAGAAACGGAAACACGCTTAAGCGAGGAGCGCGCCTTTGCGCTCGCATCGCGACTGACACTCATTCCCGAGTTCCCGAACCCCCGCGAAGCTGTTCTGGCCGCCGCGGAATGGCTGGTAGACGTTTGCAAGACGGAGCACCGCGCGAAACGGCTCGTAAACGACGCCACCCGCAACCGGGACCAAGGCGCGAGGTGGGGTGGCCTGCCTGAGCTACAGGATCGGTTCGATGCCATGTTCCCGCCCGTCAAGCTGGGCACATGCCAAGACTGCTACGACTATGGCGTCGTAAACCACGCGATCCACCGCGGCGTGCTGCCGGCGCGCTGGTGCCGATGCCCGGCGGGGGTGGCGCGGCGGCGGCGAGAACCGAACCTGTTGGTGGAGATCAACGCCCGGCAAACGGGCAAGGCTCTTGACGATTTGAGAATAGTCCATGCCGATCTCTTGACGCAGATCAATGAGCGGAAATCGGCGGAGATTAAGGCGCGGCAATCGGGAGGCGAATCATGAGCACAGCGCGCACCGAGCGCCTCGCAAAGATTGACCGTCTGATCGATTTTTTGGCGCGGCAGCGCGGCGAGTTCCCGGAGCCACGGGCAAACTGGGGATCGCTAATCGACTTTGCGGATCTGACCGAGGAGGAGATAGATCAGGCTCGCATCGCGCTAGCCGCCTATGACCACGGTAATAATCGTCTGCGTGCTTGTATTGCTCGCGCCGATGTTCCGCGCCGCCCCCGGCAGCGCAAGCGCCCGGCGAGCGGCAGCCCAGGCGGCTTCGGCACCCCAAGCGGCACTCTATTCCGAGATTACTGGCACGTACAATACCGTGCCAGGATACAAGGCGCGCTACGGCGCGAAACAGAAACCATGAACATCCTCCAATACTGCCTGCTCAAGCACTCCGGCCGCACCCCGGCCCAGCTCGGGATCTTCGACGAAAGGCCGGAACCGCCGCTAGGCGCCGGCGTTACCGTCAGCGTGGCCGCGGACGGCCGGCTGGCAGTCAGGTATCGGCTGGGGCACGGCGAAGCGCTGTACCGCCTCCAGAGGCCCAAGGATGGCAAGCCCAGGAGGAAAGCGCGACCCTACTCCCAGTTTGAAAAGTGGGAAAAAGACGCCAATGCGTGGCTCCGCCCGTTCGGCCCAATCCGACCTGGCCCAGCAGCGGGGCACTCTGACTAAAAAACGCGCCGCCGGGGGCTGGGAGGTACCAAACCATCACCCGGCGGCTCCCAAGAGGAAACTGCCGTTTTGGAGGCCGCCCAGACATGACCCAACTACAATCCAAGTCAACGCCCGCATCGCCGCGCTCCTCGCCCGCCATACCTTCGATGCCTCCGATTATGCCGGCCTGCCGGCGCGCGCGGAAACGCGTGCTAAGATGGCGCGTGAAGGAGTACTCACTTTGAACTATAGACAAACTTTCCTCGATTGTTTGATTGGCCTCCACGTGGACGGCTTAACTCCAGAGATTATTCACGCGCTCTACGACGGTATTGCGCGCAACCCGGCGCCGTTCATGACGGCGTGCACGGAAAATTGGGGCCACACGACGCAAGCTGTGCGTGAGCCGACCGGCGCGGGCAGGACCGCAGGCGCTGGCGGCGGATCGCCCGGTTAACCGTTTCGCCGCCTATTAACCCGGCCGCCGGCGGCCGAGGCGGCGCCGCACATGCGGATCGCGCTTTTCGTTTCCTCCGATAACTGAGGGGCGCGATCCGTCAGCGGTAGAATTTGAGCATGCACCTGCCCGCCTGTCTTCTCCTCCTCTCGTCAGCCTTTGTAATCCCGCTCTGCGCGCAAAAATGCACCGTGGCCGCGCCCTGCCTGCGCTACTCCACCAACGGCACCAACACGCTCAACGTGCCTCTGCCGGCCGGCTGGACGATCAACCAGTCGGGCAGCTCGGCGGCAGCTCTGGTACCGGCCGCGCCATCCATCACCGCGACAATCGCCGGCGGGACCATGACGTTTGCCTGCGCGGGGCTATCTCAGATCGCGCAATTTGCCGGCACGCCCTGCCCGCCGGCCGTCAAGCTTACCGGAGCCGCACCGGCGCCGGGAACGATCTTTGCCGGCCTGACCTGGCTGGGGGTTCTCCACGTCGGTCTCCAGGCACCGGGAGACACGCTGGCATGCGGTGGCTGCGCGCAGGATTCCGCGCTCAACCCAATGGCCGGCGAGTATCCTATCGCATCCGCGCAGATCGAGGCCGGCCGGCACATTCCGCGCGCTCGAAGCCGCGTGGACTGGATACCCGGCGCTGCCACGCGTGGTTATCCAGACATGCACAGGCACCGTCACGCAGACGCCTACGCAAGTCCTGGTGGCATGCCAATGACTACGACCCGCTGGAACCATCGCGACCTCGTAAGCGCCCGATGGCGATCTTTCCGTTGCGCAGTACGATTACCTCAACTGCCTTCATATTTTCATGATGCGCGACGGCATATCGCGCGAAGGCCGTCAGAAGTGGGAGTGCATGGGCTGCGGGCGGAAATTCACTGAGGGCGGGCAGGATCGTGGCTTCACGATATTCGCAAAGCTCGCCCCGCTGTTCGCGAAGCACTACTCCATCAGCAGGGCCATGCGGGAGACCGGCCACTCGTTTTATGTCGTCCGCAAGTATTTCCGCAAAATGCAGGCGATCCGGGCTGGCCAGGATAAGGGCCGGCCAGGGTAAGCGCCGGTTTGCGGGGGGGGCCATGTCCATGCCGAAACGTGCGGGGCTACGCCCGCCAAACGCGCGCTAAAAGCCACCGAAAGCGCGTGAACATAGGGGATAATGTGAGTAGTGGGCCATAAGCTTTAGCCTCTGGCACAGCCGTTTTAACCCTCCCCGCCGGCGACGAATCAACGACTTGAAAGCGCCCTAAAAAACCCCTTTAGTCCCGCCCCTGCGCTACGCTCGGAATATGCAGTGCGCCATCTACGCTCGCGTGTCCACCGAAGATCAGAACTGCGACATGCAGCTCCGGGACCTCCGGCAATATGCCGGCCGCATGGAGTGGGAGCCAGTCGAGTTCATCGAGCACGCGTCGTCGATCAAGCTCCGTCCGGTCTTCGAGCGCATGATGGCAGCCGCGCGCCGGCGTGAGTTCCCGGTGATTCTCGTCTGGCGCATAGATCGCTGGGCAAGGTCGATGAAGGATTTTGTATTCACGGTCGGCGAGCTAGACGCCGCCAAGGTCCGCCTGATCTCAACCACCGAGAGCGTGGACACCGGAGACCAGAACCCGTTTGCCGAATTCCAGCGCGGCCTGCTGGCTCTGCTCGCCCAGCTCGAACGCAAAATCATCGTGGCCCGCGTGCGCGCCGGGATGGCCTCGGCCAAAGCGCGCGGGATTCACTGCGGCCGGCCGCCCGTGGTGGTGGACCGATCCAAGGTCATGATCATGCACAATGCCGGCTATTCGCTGCGCGCGATTGCCCGGAAGCACAAGATCAGCTACAAGACCGTGGGGCGGATCGTTGCAAGCTGGAAGCCGATATCGAAGCCGGCGGCCTAGGCCGCCCGCTTCTTGCCCGCCTTCGGCCGCCCCATCTTAAGCACGCCCCTCTTGATGTCCCAGTGCGGCTGTTTGCATCGGGGGCAGCGGACAGGGCGCGACTCCACCCGCTTCAGCCAGCCGTGCCCGCAACGCAGGCACGCACAACGCATTTCGCTTAGCTTCACGCCTCGCATCATAGCATGATTTTAGGCATTTCGCCGGGGTTAACCTTCGGCTATATTTATTTTCGCTAAACCTTGACGCAACACTGCTCTTATGCGAGTATAGATACAGGAGCACAACATGAAAAAGATGACCAACGAACAAAAACTCCAGGAGCGCCTGGACGATCAAGGCGAAGTCCTGGCAGAGGATGAGAGCCAATTGGTGACCGAGCAGGTATTGCGAATCGGCAAAGACTACTTCTACCGCCGCTGCAACGGCGGCTGGGGTGGAGCGTGGGACACTCGGACGAACCCCAACGTTTTCGAATGCATCCTCCTTTCGCGCGCCAAAGCGCAGCAGCGGATGCTGGACATGGGTTGCGACGTCTCCGAGGTGGCGCACAAGACTGCCGCCCGTTGGTGGGAACCATTTGGTTCACCACATCCAAGAACGAAGTGACCGAGAAAACGATGGAGCCGCGCTCAAGAGCCCGAAAAGATCCTGCGCAGCTTGCGCGGATTGGGGTATTCGGTTCGGTTCGGCGTGGCAACTCCCTGATGAGCCCGTGAAATCCGGGCGAAACCGGCGACAAAAGCCGGTCGGAGGAAACACATATGACTATCGACGAAATCAAGATTGGCCTCGACGTAGACCGCATGTTCGCATGTGCGCGCTTCGACGTAGACCGCATGTTCGCATGTGCGCGCTTCGACGCAGACCGGATATTCGCTTCTGCGCGGTTCGACGCAGACCGGATGTTCGCTTCTGCGCGCTTCGACTCAGGCCGGATGTTCGCATCCGCGCGCTTCGACGTAGACCGGATATTCGCATCTGCAGAGGGAGGGTACTCATTCGAGACGCCATCAACATCGCATTGCGCGCAGAGCAGGCCCGCTTAGACGCGATCTCTGCGTAACTTCCTGAAGAGCCCGTGAAATCCGGGCGAAACCGGCGAAAAAGCCGGTCGGAGGAAACACATGATCTACCAAGTAGAAACAAATCAATCGACGAACCGAAAGGATATCCCTTACGGGACCGTCGTAACGCCGGCGCTGCCAAGTTGGGAAGCGGCGCTCGAAGCAGCCAAGCAATTCCGGGCTGCCCGCGATGCCGAATGGAAGGCGCAAGTCGAGGCCATTCGCCCCCTATTATCGTTCAGATTCATAGACGGGCACTGGCCATGGATAGTTAGCGCCGTCGCGCGCGAGGATCGACAATCCGGCTCTACCGCCGCGCCACTGCGCAGGTATGAGATCGCCGCGTCAAAACAGGAATAACCAAAGAGAGCGCGTCTTGAAACGCTACTCTTATGCGAGTATAGATACAGGAGCACAACATGACCTACAAATTTAACAAAGGACCATACAAAGCAATTATCCGGAAGCAAATTGTCTGGCGTCTGGAAATAGACGACGCGCAAGAAATGCCTTTGCGTTACGAAGATTACGCAACCGCGAGCGAGGCGCAGACGCGGATGGATCTGATCAACGCCCGCTACGCGGAGGGCGCGCGGAACGGCAAGTACATGCCGTGCGTCATCCGCAAACCATACAGCACTGAGATCAACGACACTCCCGCGCAGCTCGCACTCGATCCCCTCCCCCATCTATATGAGTTCTGCGCTCCACGTTCCGAGGCCGAACGCGAAGGGGTAGCGGGCTTCGCCGAAGGCAACACTAATAACCAAAGAGAGCGCTGAATTGCCTTGACGCTACGCTACTCTTATGCGAGTATAGATACAGGAGCACAACATGAGCACCCAAACACAAAGAGACTTACAAAACGAAGAGATGTACGCGATCGAATTCTGCGATTTCGAGTTGTCCGGCTACGAGCCGGAAGCCGAAGACGAAGAGATCGAAAACGAATACCGCTGCCCGGTGTGCGAGAGCCACGAACTGCAATACTGCATGGCCTACCCGCTTTCGGAAGGCGACGCCACCACGGAGCTGTACCAGTGCGGCCAGTGCGGCGCGATGGGCGAGGCGGACGACTGCCGCGTCAACCCGGCACTCGACTGGCGGCAGGCCGGCACGCTGCCGCCCGCCACCGCGGCGCGCAAGCCCGCGCAGGTGGAAGACGATGTGGAACGCGCCCGGCGCTACGGCAAGGGCGATCAGGAGGTGGCGGCATGATTGGCCTGGCGATAGCGGGCATAATCCTGTGGGCAATAGCCGCCGTGTTCGGAAAGAAGGCGGCCGCCTGGGTGGTGCTGGTGGTCTGCACCGTGCTGGTTTTTGCCATAGCCCTGGTGATCGGTCGCCAGCTCAGCGGAGATGTGTTCGATCAGATCCACGCCGAGCATCAGGCTGCGGGCGGTTCGCAATTTGGCGGGATACCCGTGAACCAATTCGGAGACGCTGTGAACCAATTTCACACCGCCGCCTTTGTCTTCGCATCAGAAGCCGGCGGCAACCGATGAATTTGGAGGCGTGCCGGTCGGAGACGCATTCGACCAGATCCAGCCCGACAAGTTCACACCGCCGCCTTTGTCTTCGTATCAGAAGCCGGCG